ACACCAGCTTGTGCTAGCGTTGATAAAGGATTGTATACTCCTTCATTAAATAATTTAGGTGCTTGTTTTGTTCCTCCTTGAGCGGGGGATGCAGTACGAGACAGTAAATTTTGTTTAGTGGTAAATAATACACCACTTGTTGTTTTAAAATATTTATTTAATCTCAAAACATCAACCCCCGAATCTATTAATGCTCTAGGGCCCCCCCTAAGAAGATAGTCTTGAGCTAATGCCCCTCCTAAAGTCGATGTCCCATCAGGAATAGGAGTTTGTATGAACGGTTGTCCACTACTTCCTCCATCAAACCTGTCTCTCCCATATTTAAGGGATTTAAGATCTGTTTTAAGATCAATTAAAGGCATTATCTTCTAGGAAGTGTATCTAAATATTTTTTAGGAGTTTGACCATTTAAATCTAGTTGAGATGGTTCTGGTCTAGATCTTAGGAATGGTACACCGTTTATAGAATATGTGTAGTGCAATCTAGATTGATCTGTTGAACCTATTGGGGTTAATGGGGTAACTCCATCAAATCCACTTAATGTAGATCCGTCGGTTAATAGTTTATTTAATAGTGCCATAGTGTTTTTTGTTTATAAATATTAAAAGATTATGTTTTAGTTGTAGCCATATTTTGAGCAGTACCTACTTTATTAGAGTCAAGATAGGCGTTTGCTGTAATTCCTTTTTCTAATTGTTGATTTAATTTATTAATAGTATTTATAAGTTCCTTTTGTTCAGCCATCTCTCTGTTTCCTTTTTGCATAGCAGCAAACCCCATTATATCTTCTTCAGAATACATTTGACCACTTTTTGTTACTTTAATATTTTCATTATTTATTAAAGCTGTTTTTGACATTATGTTTTTAGGCTTATTATAATAAAGTTTTTGATGTTCTTGAAAGGAATAACTATCCTCATATCTTTTAGTTTCAAGCTTTTTATATCTCTCAAGTTTTTCTTCTTTAGAATCTAGTCCAAAAAGAAATATACTAGTTAAACTTCTACCACTTTCTATAGCTTTAATAAATCTTTCAAGCCCGTCAGCAAATTTATCCAGCCTTTCCCCAGTAAATACATCACTGAATATCTCTTTGGCTCTTTCTAGCATAACATTAAATTTTTCTTGTATACTAACTGATTTTTCAGCGTCTTCTAAAGCTTTTCCGGTTAATATTCCTTTTTCAATAGCTGCTATTCTAGCTTCCTCGTTCATAGCTTCTGCTATTTTTTTCGCGTCTCCTGTTGCTTCAGCAATTTCCCTTGCTTTTTTAGCAGCTTCTCGTTTTAATTCTAAATCTCGACCACCTAATTTTTCTATTACTTTAGCATCATATAAGGCTTTACCTAATTCTTCAGCTTGCATTCCTAAAGTTTTAGCTATAGCCTCCTGTTGAATTCTATTCATTCTACTAAAGCTTTCAATAGTAATTCCTTGTGCTGCTATCTCTTTAGTTACACCAGCAATATCATTATTTAATGCAAATAAACGAGCTCGTTCTAAATTAATATCTTTTCCAAGCAATAATTCTGCTTCTAGTTCAGCTGAAATTGATTCTTCAAAATTTAATAAAGATCCTGCTACTTTATTAACTTGATCTAAACTAAGTCCTAATTTTTTAGCTTCTAAAATAGCATTGGTTAGGGCGGGTATATTTCCTCTAAAATTAACTAAAATTAATTTGCTAGTATTTTGAATTTCTTTAAGAGTTTGAGCACCACTTGCCAATAATTTATTTTCATTAGCAAAAGCAGCTACTTGGTCATATACAATATCCACACCTTTGCTAGCTTCTGTATTGTTTGCTGCAAATAATCCTTGAAGTTGGTTAGCTTCTTCTACTTGTAATCCTAAGTTTTTAGTTAAAATTATTTGTGTTTCTATTTGATCTTTAGTAGCTACTCCTATGAACCCAGTAGCAGTAGATACCTGATTAAAGGCTTCAACTATATTTGTTGTAGTTCCATAAACCGTATCTAAAGATCCTTTTAAATTAGTTAAATTACTATATACATCAGCAGCTGCATCTTTACTTATACTTAGATTTTTAGCAAGACTTGTTACTCTTGCGTCACCAGCGAACATTGCATCTTTAACAAGTTTAAGTATTTCTATTACTGCTCCTATCCATCCCCCTCCTTTAAAGAAATTACTAAAAGACGCTCCAGCAGATTTCATACCAGCATTCAAACCGGCCATCATTGAACTTGATGTTTTACTAGTAGCCTGATATGTTCTGAGTAAATTAGCGGCTGTTGCTCCTGTATTTTTTCCTGTAATTTCAGATAGTCCTAGTTCTTTAAGTTTTTCTGCTGTTAGTCCTCTTCCTGTTTTTAATTGGGCTTCAGTAAGTTCAGTAATATTTTTTTGGTTTGCTTCTATTTTAGCATTATCTAGCACCTGTTGTCGTGCAGCTTTTGCAGCGGCTTCAAAAGGGCTAGAGAATTTTCTTAAGCCCGGTATATCTTTTACTACTTCAGCTATCTTAGAAAAGAAAATGGTAGATTTATCTAATTTAGAAGAATCTTCAACTATATCACCAAATATTCCTGCTAATTCTCTAGCTTTATCCCTTGCTTCGCTTAAATTTTTAGCTTGTTGAAGTATACTTGAATTAATTTTACCATTTTTATCTGTTGATTTTTCATATAATAAATCAATCTGGGCATTTAGGTTTCGAACAATATTTAGTTGTTTGGTTTGTTCTTTTAATGCGTCTGCTGTTCCTTTTGTGCTAGATTTGGCTTGTTCTTGTAATTTAGCTACTTGATTTATTGATCCTTCTATATTACCGAAAGTTTTTTCAAGACTTTTTAATATATCTTTATTTTCAGTGCTGCTTTTATTAATACGTTTAAAAGAGGCTTCAATTTCTCCCAACTCAAATCTAATTGTTTGAGCTCTTTTTACAGCTTCATTATTTAATCCTGAAAATGGTTCTTCTGCCATTAGAATATTTTATTATAAATATTAAAAGGCACTACTTTTTACGTAATGCCTTTGTAACATAAGTGGGCGGCTTAATTTTTTTATTTTTAACAGCTTCTTTTACTGCTTCACCCTGTACCCAAGAATCTTCATTTTCGTTCGTTTTAGGAGTATGCCATTCTTTTAGTTTATCAAATGTATATTTACGAAGCCACAACGGCATGTTATATACAGTTTCCCAACTATACCCCCCTTGACCGTGAAATACTATTTCGTGTATTTGGTTAAATATACTTAACCTATATTGTGGTATTATATCAGAGGTCAGGCCAAAAAAAGTTAAGACTAATTGGTATGTCGATGTCCTCCTCTACACCATTCACCATAACTTTGGTTTTTAAATTAACATCTGGGGATGTGTCTTTGATGAAATTTCTAAGTGCTCTAGAATCGCGAGCTAGTAAGTGGTTTTCAACAAAATCTTTAATATCGTTTTTATTTGTAGACCCGTTAATAGATACAATTTGATGTTTTAGTCGAGTTGTAATTTCAGGAGAAGAATCTTTATTGATTTTCTTTAATCCATTAACTTCTTGCTCTATTATTTCTGTATCTTTATCTGTAAGGAATTTAACTTCTACTTCAGCACCTGATGTTGGTAGGGTAAATTTAAGAGTACCTCTAGGTGTAATAGCATCTTCATCAAATGGTTTATTTTCTAAAGTGGATAAATCTATTTCGTACGGTTTTCCGTCTACAGTAAATGAATATTCTTTACCGTAACCTAAAATACGAGACGCTACAAGCAAGGCGTTTTTATCACCTGTTATTAGTTCTTTAAGATTAATTTTATTCAGAGTAAGAGATTCTAGTAATTTATCTAACACTATACCTTTGCTAATATAGTTTTGGTTTGTTAGAATATCTTCCTCTTTTGCGGTCATGTATTTCATTTCTACTTTGCCACTGCGAAGAGGGTGGCCTTCAGGATATACTAATCCTTTTGAAGGTAAATCGACTATTTCTGTTGGGAAATTTAATTCGGCCATAATTTTTATTTAGTGTAACTTTGTTGATTATAAATATTGTAGATCTAAGAAAAAATCTAAGAAAGTGAATATTTTTCTTTTATTCGTTCATAAAATTCAGGACATTCAGGAGCATATTTTTTAAGTAATTTTAAATAATATTGGTGTTTATATTCCTCATTGTCTGTTGTTTCGTAGATAATTAAATCTCTTAGTTTAGCAGCCATCTCATAACGTTCTCTTACAACACAATCATCTAAACGATCTTGCATTATTTTTATTAAATTGTTTTGTTTCATAACTTATTTTTATTAAATATAAGAAAAAAGCTTGGATAGCCAAGCTCTTATTTAAGATTTATTTATTAAATGCGGCTATATTTCCATAAATCATAATCAAAATCTGGGTCGTCATAATGAAAATCTGGGTCGTACTCTCCCATTTCATTTTTAAATGATTCTAGAGTTTTTTCTAGTGCCTTAACCACTAGGTATAATTCTTTTTCATCATTAGATAAATTATTTATAATAAAATTACGAATAGCATCAGGCCATTGTGGAGTGTCAACTGCTTCATTAACAATTCCTGCAAGTTTTTGCATTTTTTTGAATTCTTCGTTTAATTGTTTTTCCATTTTGTTTATTGTTTTATTATAAATATTATAAGGGGAAAGTTCTTTAATTGGATTCTTTATCCTTTTATAACTTGTTTTGATGTTAATTTGTTTTCTAACTTATCTAATCGAGAATCAAGTTGCCTGTGAATCTCTTGAACTTCATGATCAATACGTCTTTCAGTATTATCAATCCGTTGGTGTAAATCTCTTGTTTCGTTTTCAAGAGAACGTTCTGAATGTTGTGTTTTTGATTTTATGGAATTAATTATTTTAATTACAAAAAATGCAGCCACAACCTCAGCAATTACTAAGACTGTAACCATACCTAATACAAAATAAAATGTTGTCATAATTTTTTTAATTTAAATTGTTGAATAATATTAAAGAACTTTCCCTTATAATGCGATAATATAAAAAAAGAGCTTGGGGTTGCCAAGCTCTCTTTAAAAAATATGTAATTGATTTTTAGAAATTCAATACGCAGTAATCAGGTTGAACAGTTAATGAAATGTTTATTGCGGTATCAACTGTATCCCAACTGTAATCGCCAAAATTAGCAGTAGTAATCATAGCGCCTTTAATGATCCATTCAGATACAATATCACCTACAGGGCCTAATACATCAAATGTTAAATCTTTTTTATAGAAATCAGAATAGCCGTCTCTACCAGTTACAGATTCGTGATGTAAACGTACCCACTCCATTACTGCTTGTGCACCAGAAGGAGTGATAGGATCAAATAAAGTAAATGTGATAGGGCCCCAAGTAGTTTTACCTTTAACATAACGTTGTACGTTAATATGGTTTAAAACTACTGAACCTTGGGTTAAATTCACATTACTTACACCTTTAATTTCATAAGCAGGGATACCATCAATATACATGATGAATCGATTGGCCTGTTTTGGTTCAAAGGCTGTGAAAAATATTTCGTTTGGATCTAATACTGCCATGTTATATTATTTTATTATAAATATTATATTTTTAAAAATTTACGCAGGGAAAGTTGCGCCAGTTGGAGTAATGTTGAAGTCAAGGTAAATAAATTCAGCAGTTTTGGTTGGTTGAAGATAAATTTGACCTACCATCTGATTTCTATCTACTACATCTGGAGTGTTGTTTGAATCGTCCATTACTACCTTAAATGCATATAATCCTTGGCGTTGTTGTACTGATTCGAGATATGGGTTTACTTGGCTTAAGAATGCATTTCTTGTTGCAATTGTATTTTGTTCAAATACTAAATTGTTTGCTACTTGAGAAATGTAAGACTTAAGAGCAATCAATAATCTACGAACGTTTACACGATCAAGAGCAGATGCTGCTGTTTGTAATGTTTTTTGTCCGTATACTACAACACCTTGACCAGGGAATGTAGCAATTGGGTTAACTTTATTGCTATATAATGTATCTCTATCTGATTGAGATAATTTACGTTCTGCCCTAATTACTCCTGCCAATCCACCTCTGTTAATACCGGCTGGGGCAAACCAAGGCTCGGCAACATTGTCGTTAAAGGCGTACACACCACCAATTAAGGTAGAAGCGGGAACCCAAACAAATTGGCCAGTATCAGGATCAATTACTTGCAACCAAGGCCAATATGAAGCAGCGTATGATGTGTTTCTACTTAAAGCTTGAGTAGTAATTGTGGATACAAGTTGATTATATGGTACTAAATCAAGTACATAAATATTATCTCCTCTATTTTGTGTATTGGATATAATACTAGTTACTTGAGATGATTGTAATGAATTAAATAGGCCTGGGGTTAGTAATACATTAAATCTATAATCGTCTTGGTTAGACAATAAATTAATCATATTACCATAGCTGGCACTTGGAATACCTTGTGATCTGTTACCATCTGTAATAGCACTATAGTATTGACCATTAGTAGATACAGACCCAATAGCTCCAGTAAATGAACCACTAGCATTAATAGGTATAGAACTAGTAAATTGGGCTTTTGCTATTCCGTTATTGTCAAAATAACTCGGGGTTGGGTTATTAACAGCACTTACATAAACGTATCTTGAGTTATTTGGGTAAGAACCAGTTACATCTAAATAATAGCTAGTTCCGGATGAAGCAAAATTTAATGCTTGATCACCAATTACTCTAGATACAAAATTAGGAGCTAACGGGTCCATAGACAAATTAGTCCATGTTTCTAATACAATAGGAGTATTGGCATTATCGTTTCCTTGTCTAATTAATAGATCAAAAGTACCAGAAGATGTATTAGAGTTTACAACTTGCCATCTTACATTATCTGCAGAACCACTTAATAATGAACCAGATGCATCTAAACTAGAGCTATTGTTCATTATAATACCCTCAGAAATAGTTTTTAATACTAAAGCAGGTTGAGTAGTTGCTTGAGTACTACTACTAATAGCAGTACTAGTTGCTTCAGAAAAAGTACCACTTACTACTCTTGCTACCAATAATGTTTCACCACCATTGTTGAAATAGTTGTAAGCGGCGATTGAAGTGAAATATGTATAAACCTGTCCACCTGTTACAAATGTTGCTCCAAATTTATTTAAATAATCGGAATACGATGTAACGATAGTAGGTACTTCAACGGGTCCTTTAACTGTGGGGCCTATAATTGCGGCACCTACTGTTACAGGTTGTTGGGTAATAAACGATTGATCATTTTCTCTTGCTAAAACGCCCGGAGATATTAAAGTTTCTGCCATGTTTATATAGTTTTTTGTTGACTATAAATATGGCAGGGTTTCGTAAAAATTAATTCTCTGTACTAGAAGGAATAAATTCTCCTGTTTCTGGGTTTATAGAGCCAATTCCGTATTTATTTGTAATTGTTTGGACAAATTCTTGTTCTTGTTTTTGAAGATCTGTTAAAAACTGTTCTGTTTTAGCTCTTCTTTGTTCTAGAGAGAATTTAGCAAATTCAATTTGGCCCAATTCTTCAATAACGGTTTGACCGTTTTGTTGTAATTCTTTTAGCGTAGCTAATTCTTCTTGTGTTAATTTTTGATTTTCCATAGATTTAATTGTTTGTTATAAATATTATATTTTTAAAAATTTATCAATAGATTCGATTACTTGTTCGGGCTTGATTAATTTTGTACATTCGAATTGACGAGGAGTATTTTTATGATCAGGACACCATTCCCAATCTCCTGCATCTAATTTATGTCTGTTAAAACACCCAGTACATACATTATGTTCTAAAGGATATATTCGTTCACAATCTTGAAATTCAGTGTATGGGTAACTAAAACCAGAAATTAAAATAGTAGGAGTATTTAAAGCCCAAGATATCCAACTTAACCCGCTTCCCATACCTATAAATAAAGCAGCATCACGAATATCAACCATCCTATCTTCTAAAGGTATATCAAATCCTGTTTTATCTATTACACCCGTTAATGTGCCTCCCAATTTTGAATCGTGCCATTCGTCCCCTAAAGGTTCAGCAGTTAACATAACAACTTTATATCCTTTATCGTTTAAATAATCTATCACTGTTTGCCATCCACCTGGATAGTTCCAGTATTTAGCGTGTGCTGAAGCGTGAGGAGCTATTACAACATATTTGTCTTGAATATTGGTTTTTTGAGAGGGGGTATTTATTAATGGTTTGATTTCTTTATATGGTAAATTTAGTATTTCTGCAGCGGTTTGTTGTAACGGAAAACGTTTAAAATCTATAGGTATTTTATTTGTATCTGCTTTGTTATTGTCATAGAACCATCCTATTTCAAACATAGCATATATATCAAATACTTCTGTCCCAGGATTAACAAATTCTAGTTGAGGATAAACAGATTTAAACCATTGGTTATGGAACGTAGAGCATGTAACTTTACAATTCCATTTTTTTCTAAATTCTTCTATATACGAGAACCAAGCTAAATGATCTCCTATTGCTTTTGAGTCTATATGAATATAGACATGTTTTCCTGTAGGATTGAATTTATATTCAAATATTTTTTTATTTGTAGATTCTATAAATACTTCAATTTTCCAATCAATACAATATTTTATACTAGTACGAGTCCACATATTATTAGTAATATTAGTTTCGTGTATAACTTTATTATTTTTTTGATTAGTAAATATTACTTTATACTTTTCGTTTATAGAACCTAATATTTCTAAAAAAGCACCATTGATAAAATTAACCTTAAAGGTATTTTGAGGTGGTTTATTTTTTATATTTAATATTTGAGTATTATTATATTCTCTAATTAATATGTCTTTCATATAATTGAATTAATTCTTTTGAGCGGTTTAGCCAAGATAGTTTTTGAGCAGTGTTCAATAAACTATACCTGTAATCAGTATAATTATTTATGATTTCATCTAAACCACGTAACATTTCTTTTAAATCACGAGGTGATCTCCACAATCCATGAAATGTAGTTTCCATTTCTATCCATCCTAATATTGGTAAACCACAAGCGGCCGCTTCTAAAAGTGTAAGATTAGGATGTCCTGCTTCTAATTCACTAGGATGTAAAAATATAGTATGAGCTGTATAAAGTTGTCTCAAATCATCATTTGAGGGTTCCCATACCATTGTTAATTTAGGATAACCTTTAACCCAAGGATTATCATTAAGCCAATTTTCATTATTTTTAGGACCAGCAATTGTAATAGGTAGATTACGAGACATTGCTACTTGAACTCCTATTCCAAATCCTTTTCTATCGTAAGCACCATACCCTCCTAAACCGTTATTTGCTAACATCAATAGATTATGAGAGGAAGGATACTGCTCTTCAGGGTAAAAGATTTGATTATTTACACCGTGTGAAAAATAATATACATTTGATAATTCAAAATAATCAACTAAGTATTTAGCAGGAACCAACGAAAATATAGATTTTTCCATTGCTTCTTTGTTTTGTTTATAAATAAATGAATCTTTCCCATAATGAAAGGCGTGGTGGTCATGGTGTTGGAATACATAAGGTATATTTCGTTCTGCCAGTTCTAATGCTAAATTAGCAACATGAACCATTACTATATCGTATTCTCCAGATTGTATCTCATTACACCATTTAATATCAACATCGTGGCCTAGTTGTTGTAAATTACAAGTAAGTTCCCATACTATTTTTTCAATGGCTCCCCAAGATGGAGGGGGGATAGGGATACCACAACCGGGGTTTATTTGGCAAATTTTCATTTAAATTTAAAATATCCGTTTTTAGGTAGTTGATTAGTAATATATTCTTTATCTATTTTAATAGAATGGGTTTTAAGTAATTTCCCATCAAGGTCGTACATATCTTGTTTGATTATAATATTATCATTGTTATAAGAATAAATATAATACCATATTAACTGTCCATTTAAATTTAAAGTTTCATTAACTTTAATTTCATCGTTTTCAATTAAGGTAATAACAATGGTTTTTTTATCTGTATTATTTGAATTATGGGTTACTATAGCAAATTGGTCAGTTGCATTTTGTACAGGAAGTACAGAAAAATATTCTATTCTAGAATATCCAAGATGATTAAAATTATTTTTAATTAATTCTTCCCAATGTTCTTCTGATTTTAGGTGGATTTGGGGCAGGTGATTTTTTAAGGAGCAATAAATTAAATTTTCATACCCTACTGAGTTGCTTTGCCATTTGTTTTTTAAATTATCGTATTCTTGAGAAGTAGATATTTTAGGGTATAAAGATAAAAAGAAATCTACATGGATACCAAAAAAGTAAGTATAAGTTAGCATTCCCTCTATACCTTTTGTTGTGCCCCCATACATTTTTTTAGTATTAAGAATTTTAGATATATGATCTATATAATCTGGGTTTGTTAGAATGTAATCAAAGTTTATAGGGTATGCTTTTTTAAATCCTAGTTTTTGTGCTAAGGATACCCCATTGTAGTAGTTTATATAGACAGCAGGGCCGTGGTAGGTGTCGTTATTTTCTTCTTTTAATTTAATTATATATTCAAAGTTATTATCATAACAATATCCGTCTCCAAAAAAATCCATTTTAGTTAAAATATTGTTTGAATCGTAAACACAGTAGTCTACTAATTCTTGTAATTCAACGGGGATAGGGTAATGTGAAGTTAATATAATTTTACGGTTAGTATTTCTAATTCCTTTTATACATTCCTTTGTTGCTTCTATAACACTCTGCTGTTGGGGATAAACGGAAAGAACAAATACTTCTTCTTCTGTATTTATAAAATCATCATTTATAGATAATATATTTTTTATTTTATTACAATTCTCTTCAAAATTGTTAAATTCTATATACTGTATATTACTAAATTTATCAAAATAGTTTAGATATACTGGTAGGTTATATATTAATATGGGAAGTTGCCATGAAATAGCTTCACGTATTACTAGGGGCATTGTTTCTTTATCGTTATTATTACCTTTAGATGTAAAAAGAAATAAATCCATAGCACTATAGAAACTATCTACATCTGATCTTTCATTCCACCAAGTTAAATTATCGGGTTTATTTTCCATTAAAGGCTCCCAGTAATGCTTAAAATTATCTGCTTGGTTTCCAACACAATGGAATTGATATTCAGGTAAAGCCCGCGCGTATTCAAAAAATTCTGCTTGATTTTTACGTGGAGTAAATAACCCTACGTGGAGAATATGTTTCTTGTTTGGATCTAATCCTAGTGTTTTTAATGCTTCTTCTCTATTGGGGCGTTCTTTATATTCAATTGGGTATTCAACTAATATTTTAGGTACGTCTATATCTTTATATTGTTGAATTTGCCAATTTGATACAAACATAAATTTATCGGGGAAAAATTTCTTTTGTGTTGTATCGTAAGATGAATCGTGAGATGTTTCTATAATAGAATATGAGCGATTTGTATTATATATTTGTTCTGCTATATCATAATCCATAAAAAATTCTGGTATTTCTTCTAAATGGATTGTGTCTGGTTTGATTTCGTCTATGATGTGGAGAAGTTCTGTTTTGTTTTCTCCTAGAGTAAAAAAATGATTAGAAGATAATAAATTTGTAATTTTATTTCGTTGTACTACTAATACTCCTCCTGTATGATTATCCCATTCTACAAGGTATATATCAAATTCTCCTTGTAAAAGTTCTATTTTTTTGTAAAGATATTGGGGTAAACCTCCTGTTGATAAATGAGGAGCTATATACAATAGTTTTTTCATAACCATTAATATATAAAACTATTTTTGATTCTCCAAATTTTTTATTAAGGTTGATAATTGTTTATTATTTCTATTGCTTTTTCCAATGTATCGTCATTTGGATATTCGGTTCGTACCCATTCTAAAAAAGGGACCCACGATTGTTCACTACGAATAAATTCCCATCCGTTAGCTTGAACAAATAAATATAACTCTCTTACGTATTCCATTTTATTTAAGTTTATGTGTTTTTAATTTAATTTTTGCTTCTTCGTTAGTTAGTAATTTGCCTTTAGATGCTATTTGTTGAAATTCTTCCATAGTAATTTGGATAATGGGTTTACCACTATCTTTAATTTGTTGGAGGAGTTCGGGTGTTGGTTTGAGGAACATATTAGGGTGCAGGTAAATAGCAGGGAATAAGAACTATAGCGCCCCCAGCATTTGCTCCTAATTTTATTTCCATCCAATAATCTGGGGTGCCTAAAACATTAGCATCTTGTGTTAATGTTCCATAAATCTTGCTAGGTGTGGCGGTATATTCGGTTGGTGAATTTGAAATTTGATCTGCAGCTATTTGAATATACTTACTACTAACCGGTTCTGAAAATAGATCTATCCATTCTCCCGGGTTGGTTTGGATTCCAACATTATCCCCAGCTATTATTTTAGGATTGCCACTACGAACAACTGACAATAATTCATCAGGAGTTGAAGTCCCAATTCCTACTCTACCACTACCCGTAACAAATAGTATGTTGTTTTGTGCTGGTGAACTCACATGAAGTAATCTATCTGCTGCCGCCCCGCTGATATGGAAAGAAGCTGTAGGAAGTGATGTTCCTATACCTACTCTACCGCTACCACTTATAAATAAGATATCAGTGTTAGTTGGGGAGCTTGCTCTAAATAGATTATCAGCAGAAGCACCACTTATATGAATAATAGCTGTTGGTGGAAAATCAATACCACTTACGCCAAAACTAGCAGTAAGATACACTCTAGCCCTATTAACAAATAAATTATTTCCTATTAAACTAGCATTAGTATTTATATTTCCATTTACATCTAAAGTATAATTTGGTGTTTCTGTATTTATACCTACGTTGCCGCTACCACTTACAAATAGAATAGAAGATGAAGCCGGAGATTGTATCCTAAGTAATCTATCTGCTGCTGCTCCGCTGATATGAAATGAAGCTGTAGGAAGTGATGTTCCTATACCTACTCTACCGCTA